GTTTATATGAAGTTCCTACTTTTGATGCTGGTGAAGAATTAAGTAGCAAAACGGAAGATAAATCATATGATGAATTTACAGATGCAGATTCTGATGCTGTATCAAGTTTCTTAGGATTAGATGGAGCTCCTAAAATATTAAATAGTAATCAGTTAAAGCAAAGTAAATTTATCAATACTAAAAAGGCTAAAAAGTGGCTACAAAAGAAGTTAGGTCTTACTGATGAACAAGTAGAGGTAACTGATGGAGTTATTAGAGAATTTGCTAATGGTTCCGCTGTGTATGGTATAGCCAGAGCAGATGGGATTGCTATATCTAACAAAGCTATAGAAGGAGTACAGTATCATGAAGCCTGGCATAGAGTATCTCTACTTATGTTAGACAAAGATACTAGAAATAAATTATATGATGAATTCAGAAAACAAAATGATTAGTATAGCAATTTAAACAATAAGCAACTAGAAGAAGTAATAGCAGATAGATTTATGGATTATATGCTTAATGATAAAGAATCTACTTTAAGATACTATATCAATAAGATATTCCGTAATATTAAAAAATTCTTGCATATTAATTCTAATATTGATCCTACCAATCTTAATAAAATATTTGATGCTATTAAGTATGGAGATTTTTCTAATTATTAGCTCAATGAAGAATCTCTTAAAGATTTCTTAGATTCTTATACTGATGGAGCTTATTATAAAGTTGGTCCTAATAAAGATATAACTTTGAAACACTTCCCAACTTTACAAGACTTTCATTCAGCATTAGATAGCTTAAAGGCTTGTTTGTTTATAGCTAATGGTGCTAAATATATATCAGATGTATAGAATTTAAGCAATATTAAGCTTAAAAATCTTTTACTATCATTTATTAAATCAAATAGAACTACTACTGAATAGAAGGAAGCATTACAAGAAATAGTAGATAATTTTGATGTATTTATGTATCATCTACAACCAATGCTGGAATAGATGGGGATTAGATCTATAAATCAAAATATGGATGAAGAATTCCTAGATAGAGAAAGTAATGGTATACAGAACTATGATAAGGCTGGATATGAATTTGATAAAAAGAACAACGCATTAGCTAGTGCAAAAATGTTCTTTGCTACTTTATCAGATACATATTTTAGTTATAAGGATATAGATGGAGTAAAAGCTAGAACTCTTAGTACTAGAATTAATACTATTACTGGCTTACCTATGATTGTTAATTATGATACTGCTTACGCTCTAATTCTTAAAAACTTAAGTACAGTAGAATCATTTAGTACTGAACCTGGACAAGATCCAGAAACTTCATTATTAGGTAGATGCGCTAGATTAGCTAAAGGTAATGCCTTCTTTGCTTTCTTATATAAGAGATTGAATGGAGATATTGATATAAATCTTCAGACACAAATATTACAAACTGTTAAGAGTTTTGATTAGAATTTTGTAGAAGTACATTATCAACAAACTGAACAAGGTACATCATTTGTAGTAGATGATGGAATAAACAAAAGAGCTACTAAAATGTATCCTTCTACTTGGTCAGATTTGTTCTTTAATTCTTCTTTGGTAGAAAGAACTGAAACTGAAACAAAACCTAATAAATCTGAAATAAGCGCAGTTATAAGTAGATTTAATGAGTTATATAAGTAGGTAGAAGATAATAGAAATACTATTACTAATACTGATGTAGATACTTATATCAATGAATTAGTCAATATATTGAATTCTGTTGGTATTACTGTAGATCACGATACTATAGAAGGATTATTACCTAATGACAGACCTTATGGTATATCTAAATTAATGTTAGGCAATGAAGCTGGAGCATTAAAATATCTATTTAACGGTACGCTTCAAAATCTTATAGATAATAAGACAAAGTATACTAATAAAAAGGGTATAGCTACAGTAAGACAGCTAGACTAGATATATATGAACTTGGGTAAGAGCAGCTTCATTAATACATTAGCACAAGCACAAGCTGTAACTCATCCTAGTGATACTGAAATATCAGTATTAGGTCCTAACAATAACATTATTTTTACTAAGACTTTAAACTGTTTTGTGTCAGATCAAGTCAGATGGCTTAATAGTCACGATAGTGCTACATTAAATGATTTGAACGCTGATACTTATTGTAGAAGTTCTTTGATTTTATCTGCTGTTAATAATAATAGTCCTATTAGATTAAATACTTTTGTTAATTTCTATGGAGAGAATAGAGGAGATAAAGGTAGAGATTATCTAAGTATTTCACCAGTTGAAGACTACTTAGCTAAAATGACATTTACTTATAATAATCATATTATATTCCCAACTATGGCTGATAAAAAGACATGGTTTACTATTAGTGGAGTAGGGTTATTCAATAAAGAAATGTCAATTACGCAAGTTGGCAATAGTTTGAAGTTATAGTTTAATAGAGAAGCATTAAAACACTTATATCGCAGTTGGGAAGATGAATACAATACTATAGTAGAATATTACAATTCACTTCCAGATGTTAAGAAACCTATTAAGAACTATCATACATCTGGTAAAGGTGGTTTGTTTAGACACTTTGCTGGATACTATACAAAAATAGATGGTCAACTTAAGTGGATAGATTTAAATGAAAGAATTAAAAACTCTGTAAAAGAAGGTAATATCATACAAACATTAGAAGAGATTAAATAGGAACTATTTACTACTCCAAAGGATACTTTCTAGAAGATTAATGATAATCTACATATGCAACTTAAGCAAGAAATAGACACTTGTGAAAAATTAGGCATAATAGAAAGAGATAAAAAGAATCCTAAAGTTATCAAGAATAAACTTTTAGACAATGTTGTATTAAATAAATTTAAAGAAATATACTTAGCACATCCTAATAATAATGTATCTAATCAAGCAGAAAGATATGCTATTTTAACTATGATTGGTAATCATATGATAAACTATAACATATCTGTATTAGAAACAGAAAAGATATTTACTGGTGATGTTGCTTTCTTTAAAAATGATGATGATAAGATCAAACGTTTAGGAGCTGTATTATCTACTGGAGATAATCTAAGAACTCAATGGTATACTAGTGTAGATAAGAACATTAAAGAGTATAGAAGACTACAGAATAGATAGACTTATACAAATACTACTATTAATGATAATGAAATACCTAGTAGACAGCATAAAGAACTAGAAGATTTATTTACTTTCTCTAATACTAGAAAATTACTTATCGAAAAAGAAGGTTTAACAGAATCTCAAGTAGATGAGTTAATGAAAGATTCTAAATCAGCACAAGAAAAGTACCCTATAATATTCTAGTTAGCTAAAGATTTAGCTGTAGAAGATGCATCAGCATATGGTATGAATAAAAAAGGTACAAAAGGTAATATTAACCAAGCTGACGCTGCTGTGTATATTAGACCTTAGATGTATAGAGATATTGTTAAAATGCTTGGAGAATGGAGTGATGAAATTGAAGAAGCTTTTAACATAATGGAAAGTGATGCAGACTGGTTGAATGATGCAGAGTTGTATGCTAAATCCTTGAAGACGTTAATTAAACCATTAAAGACTACTTACTTTGGTTATACCTATGATGCTAATCTAAAACATTGTATACCTGTGTTTAATAAGATGGCTATGTTCCCTATGTTTAAAGTATTAGCTACTGGAGACAATAGAGAAATATATGATAGAATGAATGCTATTGGTAAGTATCAAGGACTTACTCCTATTGATCAAGTTGCATTTGAATCTGCTGTTAAAGTTGGTATACAAGGAGCTACTGATATATATAAGGATTATAAAAACGATGAGATAAATGATCTAAGTAATATGCATATTACTACTTAGAAATTCAGAAATCTTAGAAGACAGCTTATAACAGATCCTCATACACATGACAGAACATTATTTGGTACTTAGGTATCTACAGTTGCTGTATCTAACCTAGTAATGAACAGAGTATATCAAGAAGGAACCGATAATGAAATAACTGGTCAGGAGATTAAAGAACAATTATTTGGTACTATTAATGCTATATCTAACAAAGGCTTTAAAGAAGTAAAAGATATGTTCTTATCTGATAATGCACTTGATTATGCTAAAGCTTCTAAACAGTTAATTAAAGAAGCTAGAGCATCTAATATGGGTAAAGATATAGAGGAAGCTCTTGAAGTAAATCAAGATGGTACAGACTTTAAAGTACCTTTATCGGCATTACCAGATAGTAAGTGGGTAGAAACTAAATTAACATCTACTACTAATAAAAAAGCTATTGATTTAGAGTTACCAGGTGGTGCATTTATTCAGATGTCTTCTTTTGGATTTAAGTCTATCAAAACTGTAGGTAGTAGAGCAATTAATGATGGTAAACCTCTACTTAATATAAACGAAGATGGTAGTATGGATGCTATCATATCTATCAATCTGTTTTCTCATATAATTCCAGATTATAGTAATAAAAGCTTCATAGAAGCTAGAAATTGGCTAATAAAACATAATATTATTGGGCAAGAAGCAGGTCCTATGGCTATGGGTTATCGTATTCCTACACAAGGTTTGTCTTCTATTGCTGGACTAAGAATTGCAGATGTACTTCCTTCTGTAGTTGGTGATACTATTATACTACCGGATGAATTTACTACTTAGACTGGTTCTGACTTTGATATTGATAAATTATATATAGCAAGATATAACTTCGATAAAGAAGGAAATAAGATAGAATTTAAGAAATAGAAAAGTGATGAATCTT